AGCTGGAGGGCGAGGTGCCCAGCAGGATGTAGTAAGGGGTCGCACCGATTTTGATTTTGAGCGATGCGGCCGCTGCCACGTCTCCACCGGTAGCGAAGAGGTCCGACGCTCCGGCGGTAAAACCCTGGAGCGAAAGCAGGAATGCGTCCGTGTCGATGTCCGCCATGCCCGTCGCGTCGCCCTGGTTGTCGATCCTGATGAAGGAAACCTCGGTGGCTCCCACCGGGTCACTGGCCGATCCATCCGAGTTGATGGCGACCTTGAGGGAGGCGTAGGTCCCGCCCGCCCACGCGCCAGCGCCCGTGGGCACGTGCAGGGTGGTCTCGAGGGCGACGCCGAGTCCGGTGACCTTGCCGGTCGCCCCGAACTCCAGCGAAATGTGCCCGCCGCGGCAGTCCTGGCCCGCGACGTTGGTGACGGACTGGAAGAACCGACCAGCGATCCCAGAGCCAGCGGCCCCGGTCACGTACTGACGGCAGTAGAGGCCGACCGACTCGCCGCTGGTCGCGCCGTTGTCGAAGTAGAACGACATGAACTTCATGTTGGCCGTGTCCTCGGTGACAGGCGCGCCGGACGTTCCGGCCTTGACCAGGCCGCCGTCCGTGTTGGCCGCCGCGACGGTCGCGCCGGACAGGTCGAGCCGAACGTCGCCGGCCATGGCGATGGACTCGCCGGTGAGAGTGACCGCACCCGCGAAGGCGACGGCCTTCGTGGAAGGATTGATAGTGTAGACGGTGTCACCCGTGGCACCATCGAGGAACGTCAGAACGCCGGAAACGTACTTGGCCTTGAGGCCGCCACGGCCGTTCGCGCCGCGCTGTGCTGTGTCCATGGTAAAACTCCTTGCTGGGATTTCCAGTCGAGGTGGGGGGCCCGAAGGCCCCCCGGGAGGGAACTAGCCGGCCAGGCGGCAACCGTACTCCGGTCGCACGGTCTGAACGCCATAGAGGATGTCGTAGGCGAAGCGGGTCCGCTTGTGCTGGCGAGAGACCTCCAGACGGAGGGCCAGGCCGGACACGTCGTCCACGGAGGAAACGAACGTCCCGAGACCCATGGGGTCCGAGGCCGCGAACGGACGCGACACGAACGCAACCGCGTCACGGTGGGCCGCCCAGTTGACCACGTGCGTGGCCTTGACGGTGATGGCCTTCGTGGCCTGGCTCAGGGTCGTGCGGAGCCCGGGCTCAAAGGAGATGGACCCGCCGTTGGCGACGTTGTCGTCACCAGAGGTCACGGTATAGGTCCCGCCAGCGTCAGCGATTTCGATGACGTCGCCAACGAGGATGGTCCCGGTCCCGACCGCGGCCAGGGTCACGGTCTTGAGGCCGGCCAGGTAGCCGGTCGCGTCCGTGGTGGCGAGAGCCCCGCTCCCTGCGGTGTGGGTGGGGATGTTCTGGTCAACGTACCAGTCCGAACCCAGCTTCCGGCCAATCATGCCGTCCATGATGCCCTGGTTGTCGCCACGCCAGCCGGTGTCCTGGAAGGCGCGGAGCCCGAGGGCGTTGGCCTCGGCGTCGGTGTCGAGTACAACGAAGCGGTCGGACGCGGGGCACAGGGTATCGAACAGAGCCTTGCGGGCGTCCAGGAACTCCCCGGTGTCGGTCGCAAACGGTGTGGTCGCTGCCACGCCGGCGTAGTTGTAGAAGTTGACGTACTGCGCCAGGATGGCGGAGTCCACGGTGTTGGCCAGGGCCTTGATGGCCTCCGAGGCCTGCATGGGGATGGTCCCGTCAATGATCTGGGTGAACTCCTTGTCATTGAGGAAGAACGGCGCTTCCATCCACTGGTCCAGGGTGATGGTCACCTCGGTGGGGCTCACGCCGGCGTCGTCCGGCGGGACGTAGCTCGGGGTAACGGAGTTGACCGCGATGGCGGACGGGATGGGAATGTCGATTGTGGAACCCTTGCCAGCCGCAGAGGTCTCAAACGCGCGGTTGACCAGGCGGGGCAGGATGGACATTTCCCGAAGTGCCTTGAGCCCCTGTGCCAGGAGCTGAGGAATGACATACGTAACGGTGTTGGTGTTGGCCATGGTTGGGCCTCCTTTAGATTGAGTCAGGTGGCCCACCGGGCACCGCCACGGTCCCCCTCCGAGGGTGTGACAGTTGGGGGCTTGCGTTTGCCCGCCCCCCTAGGCGTCAAAACGTCTAGTTCATGTCCACGCGGACTTTGCCCGATGCGACGTCATCAATGTTTTTGGAGATGTCGCTGGCATTGATGACGCGCTCGGCACCGGTGCGATTCCCCAGGGTGTTGAGACCTGGATCACCGCCGCCCGTGCTGGGCTTGTACAGATGCGGAGCCTCCGCCTGGAGGTTTGACGCCCACTCGTCTACGGTGAGAAGCTCTCCGGGGCGCTTGGATGAGTACTGCGGAGCGCCGTCCTTGAGAGCAATGACCTGGCCGTCCTTGAGGGCAAAAGTGCTTTTGCCTCGAGCCAGGAAATCTGGAATGGCCGTCTCATTGACCCCGGCCGTGATCCCGGCCCGGGTGAGAGTGCCCTCCAACGCTTGTGCGGTCGCCTTGGCCTCGGCCTGAGTGCGCGCCACGCGCTCATGCTCCAGGGCCTGTGTTACAGGTTCCAGGGCCGCCTTGATGATGGCCTGAACGTCCTCGTTGGTTTTGGACCCCTTGGCCTTGGACTCCAGCTCAGCCACCTTGGCCGCCTGGGCCTGAAGGTCCGCCGGCATGCCGAGGGCCTTGTAGACCTCCAGGGCCTTGCGTGCCTCTTCCAACTGGCCATTTAGGCTGAGGTTGTTGTTACGGAACTCCCCCACCTTGGTGTTGGCGTCCTTGACCACGGCCGCGACGGCCGGGTGCTCGCCCTCCAGGTTCAACACCCACTTGCCGCCCTGCTCCACATACTCGGAGCGGAGGGCCTCGGGGATGGCGTCCTGGCTGTCATAAATTGCTTTCATGCGTCCTCCTGGAAAGTGTTGCGGATGTCCCATGGGGGGTGTACTCCCCTACTAACAGTGTAGGACACACGGCCGAAAAAGTCAACTAGATTGGCACGCTTATTGCTGTCAAGGGCGGCGTCCTGGGAGCGGGCCATACCGCGTCCCGCCGTCCCCTGGGAATTCGGTGTGGTGGTCATTCTCCCCGTTCCAAATGCCCACCGGGATGCCCTTTGGAAACGCTTTGCAGGTCCCAAAGTCCTTGTCCTCCAGGTGTTTACACCCGAGACAAACTGGGTCCTTTTCCATTTGGTCCTCCTTTCTAATGGCCTACGGCCGGGCCCTTGAGTGCATTATACGCCCAAGACTGGACCGGAGTCAAGGCGTTTCCGCCCACCTGGTGTGTAAATGCCTCGGCCACCCACTCCCCGGGACCGGTGCTCCCATAGCCGGAAATGCGGCCCAGGTCCACATCCCACACGGAGGCCAACTGGGTGTCCGTGGCGGCCATGTAGTCCGGGCCCAGGTCCCCACGGCGGGCGGCCACCTTGAAATCCCGCCAAAGGATGCCGAAACCCCCCGCGTCCGAGGAGGTAAAAGTGATCCGGGTCCAGTTGACGGCCGGGTCCTTGATGTAATTTTCCGCGCCATGGTCCCACTTGGGGGTGTGGAGCATATGCCCGGTCTCATGGATGGGGGTGCGGGAGAGGTTGCCTGGAACAGCTTTTTGAATGTAGTGCTCCGCCGTCCACTTTCGGGCCATGGCGGCCTGGACCTCGGGGTGATAGAAGGGGAAAAAGCCCCCGTTGTTGGCGTGGTCCTCCCACGGGAACGCGCCCAGGCCGTGGGTGGCCCGGCCCGAGGCGGGGAAATAGGACGATGTGATGGAGAGGTTTTGGAAATGGATTTGACGGGTAGCGGCCTTTCCGCCGGGGAACCTGGCCTCGTCGAAATACTGGGAGTTGGCAAAATCCCCCATGGCCTGGGCCCACTTGGAGGGTACACCCCGGCCGGCCCAGGCGTAGTCCGTACCACGCCACCCCTGGACAAATACCGATCCACGATGAGAGGTAAGGTTCACCCCGGCCGCCTTGATTTGGTTGAGGCCGTCCAGGTGGATCTTGAGGCCGTTTTCTACCATCTGCTCCGCGAAAACCACCGCGTTATGGTCCCCCATGGTGCTGTGTGCCACCTTGAGGTGGCCCTCCAGGCGGCCCCGGTCCGCGAAACGAACCGTCATACCAAAATCACGCTCCAGGTCATGGGCTAGGGCGTTGAGGCGGGCCTGGGCTCCCTCCGAGTAGGTGTTGATTTTCCAGGGCTCCTCCGTGGGCTTGCGGTTCGCAAGGGGCGGGGCCACAGGCGACGGCTCCACAGGGGCCTCTGTGGGCCCCGTGGCGGGCCTGTCCTCCAGGCTGGACGCAAGGGCCTCCCCCTCGGTCACGGTGATGGTGCAGCGGCACCGGGGGTGCCTGGGGGGCGCGGAGTAGCCGTTGGAGAAATTGTCGTCCAGCGGGACCTGTTCATTCTCCAGGGGAGCGCACAGGGGACAGGTTTTCTCGTCCCGGGCCAGGACCCACCGCTTTATCGGGTCGTTGAACAGGCCCTTGGCCTGGGCGTCCCGGGCGGCCACCAGCTTGCCCCGGTTGAGTGCCCCCATGGTCTCGGTCCGGGCGATGGTGTCCGCCCGCTCCCGGAGTTTCTTGGCCGCGTACCGCCTGGTTTTGTCCGTGATCTGGGAGGGCTTGAGGCCTCCCCGGACCTGGAGGCGGGCCTGATAGTTGGCCACGGCCACGGCCTGGCGGGAGGTGAGGCCCACCGTTTCCCGAATCCAGAAAGCGGTCTGGCGTGGAGGGAACCCCTCCCCGATGCCCTTGGCCATGAGGGCGTTGATGGCGGCCCGGGTCTCGTCCGAGACCTCGACCACCATCCGGGCCCCCTGCTCCCTGGCCTGGTTCTGGGCCTCCTGGTTCTTGCCGTCGAAACTGTAACTGGCCACTACCCCAACTCCTCGTTGATGTCGTCCACGGCCAGCTTGTCCCCTTTGATGACGGTGTCCGACACGATCCGGCCGGCGGGAGCATAGGCGTCCGCCACGTCCAGGCGGGCCATGACCAGGCGGGCGGCCTGTAGGGGGTTGTCCCCCTCGAGGGCAATGGTCAACTCTTCCATGGGGACGCGGGACGCGAGGGCGTGGCCCGCCCGGACGATGGCCCGGGAGATGCGGGGCTCGATCCGGTCCGCCGCTCGGTGGATTTCTAGATAGTCGGGGTCGTTGCGGAGCATGCGGGGACCTCCTGGTCCTTGCGCGAGTCCAGCTCGTCCGCGAGCTGCGTCAAGCACCCGGCCAGGGAGCCACCGGAATCCTCAGCGGCCAGGAGGGCGGCGGCCCCCAGGTGCATAGCGGCGTACTCGGGGAACGGTTCCTCGGCCGCGTGGTCCAGGATGCGCTCCCGGCCGTCCTTGACCCGGGGGTCCTTGGCGGCGGCCTTTTCGATCCGGTTCCACATCTGGCGGAGGCGGCGGAGGGCCGCCCGACGGCCATCCCCGCCGAGGTACACGTAGCCGGCGGGAAGTGCCCTGCCAGCCACCACGGAACCCACGCGGACCAGGTCCCCTCGGACTCTAACCTGTCGATCTGTCATCACTCCCCCTAAACCCGCGTCTGCTCCTGGGTGACATTGACCTGGCCGGTGACCAGGGTGGCAATGGACCCCGAGGCCAGGGTGGCCTGGACGTCATAGGTTCCGGCGGCGGTGCCGGTGGTGGCGAGCGCCGTGGTGTTGGCCACGGAGGGCTCGAATTCGATGGTCTGAGAACCCGTGCCCGACACGAGGCCGGCGGAGCGGTGGGCGATGGTGGCCCACAGTGTGGTCCCGAGGCCGGACTTGGCGGCCCGCTTTCGGATGGTGAGGACAATGGCCGTGGCCCCGGTGAGATTCGGCCAGGACGATGACGTGAACGCCACTTCGCGGTCGTCCGCCTTGAGATACGAGTCCCCCTGTACCAGGGCGAGGGCGTTGGTGGACGAGTCCACCGGGGCCGTGATGGTCACGGAACCCGTGGCCATTCGGCTGGAGACGGCGGCGTCCAGATAGGCGTCCGTGTCGGCCTTGATGGCGTCCACGTTCCCGTCCACGACCGCGAGAGCCGCGTCCGTCAGGTCGTGCTTGGTGTCCAGGGCGGCCAGGGCGATGGCCGTGGCCTGTAGGTCCACCTTGGTTTCCACGCCAGCAATATTGGCGTCGAGGTTTTCCACTCCAGCGCGGCCCACCACCCAGAGGGCGGGGATGTCCTGCTGGTCCGCCGTCGCGGCGGCCTCGTTGAATACGGCCACGTACTCGTCCGCGCTCGCGGTGGAGCCGGAGGCCAGGGTGTACTTGTAGAGGCCCCCTCCGATTTCGGTACAGGCCTGCGCGGACACCACGGTGGAGCCGTCGCTGGCCTTGTAAACCGTACAGGTGATGGTGAGGCCGGTGCCGGCCACGGCGCTCACGGTGAAGTGAGCCAGGAACACCAGGGAGTTGGAGACCTGTTCGATCATGGGAGCACCTCTGCCGGGATTTCCACCCATGCTGTTTCCACCAGGGGGCCGCCCTCGTGGGATGTGATGACGCGGCGATAGATGACGCCTGCCTCGTCCGCTTCCACATTCATCATCCACCCGAAACCGGCGGTGGACTGGTAGACGTCAATCCAGGCGTCGTTCTTCAGGTTGGCGGGGAGCTGTGGCCCGTCCTCCGCCTGGTCACTCGGGCGGCCGTTGCCCCGGAGCACTTGACCGTAGCCGTTGCCCCAGGTGCCGGTTGCCCGGCCGGAGGACTGCTCCAGCATGTGTCCGTTCTTTGCGGCGTTGATTCGATTGTCCAGGACTGCACGTGTTGCCATGGCGTCCTCCTTTCTAGAGTGTGTTGAAGTCGTAAAAGCGGCCGGCCTGTGAGGCGTAGAGCCCTGTGATTTCGTCGAGGCTCCATGCGCGGTTGCTGAAAAAAGCCTCGTCAATGATCGCCCCGGAAGAATCCGTCCCGGCCCCGTTGTGACCGATCCGAATATCCCCGGTGACGCTGTGCCACGCCATTCCGGTCGCCGGTCCATCGACTCCCTTCTGCACGCCGTCCAAGTAGAAACGGCAGAATCCGCCAGCCACACTGTAGACCACCGCGAAGTGATGCCACGCGGTGTGGTCGCCCTGATCGGCCCAACCACCGCCCGATCCGGCCCACCCGCCGTCGTCCGCGAACCAAAATTGAGTAAGCTGAATTCTCCCGCCGGGGGAGGTGGTGTAGGTGTACATATTGGAGTAGCCGGTGCCAAGAGACATGAGACGAACGTAGCGGGTATCCAGCTCCACGATCTTTGCCCAACAACCATATGTGAAGTTGTCGCCGTCGAGAACGTCATCCATGCCGGTTGCGAAGTCGAAGACAAGGCCCTCGCTGTTGGCGCGGATGACATTGGCCGCGTTCCCACTCTTCCCCGCCGCGAATCCCACCGTGTTGATGTCCGTGAGATCGTAGACGCTCGCATCCGCGTAGGGGTAAAAGGTCCCGGCACCTGCGGCGTACTTCGCGGCGATTTCGGCGGGGGTGAGGGCGCGGTTGTAGATTTCCACGTCGTCAATCCGTGCGCTGGAATAGGCGGTGTGCTTTCCAATGTCCAACGGGGTAGCGGTGCGGTATGCGGTGCCCACAGGGACAGGAACAGATGCGTGGTTGGTGTGATCCTCGCCGTCGATCCAAACATGGATTAGGCCGGTGTCCGCTGCAAAGGTAACGGCCAAATGAAACCAATCATGCTCATGGAGGTTAGGGGCCGTTGGTGGGATGTAGCCGGTGGCGTAATAGTAAGTTACCCCGTCACCCATAATGCAATAAATAGTGTTGTTGGTCCCGGCGTATAGGGCCGCTTGCATGTTATTGGGCCAGGACCCAATGCACCCTAAGACACCTTGCCCTCCAACGGGGCTAGCTCCGCGAAAATTGACCCACATAGCCATAGACCAGGAGTCGGGGAGCACAATACTGGCCGCCGTCAGTTTGTCGGAGTCCGCGTAGGTGAAGCTGGCCGCATTGCCGTCCTTGCCGGTGGCGAATCCAACGGTGTTAACGTCCGTAAGGGTGAGCCCCGAGATACTGTCCTCCCGCGTCCCGCTCTCCTCGTCCAGTGACCAGCGGTGGATGAGCCCACGCTTGAGTGCGTCCGGCGCTGCGGCGTTGACCCGGGGTCCGCTCTCCTCCTCCATTTTGTAGTACGCGATGAGCCCCTCGCGGAACCCCTCGCCGTTGTCGGTGAATGCGTTCTTGATGGAGGCCCCGGCGTTATAGAGTTCGGTGCGCTCGTCGGCGGTGAGGACGCGGGACCAAACGCCAACTAGGTCAATGTCGGCGTCGATGGTATACGCTGTGCCCCAGTAGCCCCCAATCCAGAATGCATTGCCGGTGTTGTCAAGAGTGTCCGCGCCAGCCTGCGCTGATGTCTGCCAAGCACTACCATCCACAGCGAGCCCAACCTTGTCATTCGCTGGATCGAAGTAGCCCTCGATGAAGTGCCAATCGCCAGCCGACACAGCACCGCCCGCCCAAATCAAATCCACAGTGCTTGCACCAGCCTGCGTTCGCCAGTACGGGACATTTCCGACGAACATCAGACCCCAGCACGAATTAGATGTTGCGGTGTTTTGGCTCCAGCATCCATCGTTGTTCTGAGTTCCGACAGTCTTGATCCACCCACAGGAGTACATGGTTCCAGTAGGAAGAGAAGGGGTAGTCTTCGACAGATACTCAGTATTGGCTACCACAAAAGAAGCAGCGTTCCCGATCTTCCCCGCCGCGTACCCCACGGTGTTGTTGTCCGTGAGGTCATTGCTCCCTACCGCATCCGCGCGCGTCCCGCTGGTCTCGTCCAGGTTCCACCAAGACACAAGTCCAGTGAGCAGCGACGAGCCGCTAGACCACGGGAGAGAATAGGGCCGATGCCCAAGCGGCCCGAGGACGTTGGCCAGGGGATACACTACTTGCTTCCCCCGCCGGCCAGCTTGGCGCGGGCCCGCTTGGCGGCGGCCTGGTCGTTGCCAAAGTTGCCGCCCGGTGTCACCTTGCCCGATGCGTCCTGAACCTGCCAGGAACCCTCTACGTTCACCACCTTGAACCCGCCGGCCCCGGTGGCCGCACCGTCAGGGCCGTCGTTGCCGTTGGGCATGGCCATGTCCACCTCGGGAGTCTCCTTTTCGATCTGGTCCCGCTCCTCCTCGGACGTGGTCTCGGGACGAGACACCCCGCCACGCTCCAGGTTGAGCCAGAACGTCTCGTGAGAAATGGCCTCGGCCTGAAGTGCAAGAATCCAGGACTTCAACTCCTCGGGGGTCATCTTGGTGGCCAGATAGTCCTTGTTGAGCGTGACCGTGGCGTCCATGGTCTCCACCTTGGGAGCGGTCCCCATCCACCACTCGTGAATCCGTGCCACGCGGGTGAACCCCTGCTCCATGGCCCCAGCAATGGTCCGGATGTTGGCGTGCTCGGCAGAGTGCCGAACCATGACGGCCGTGGCAGTGTCCCGCTCCACGTTGGGAGCCCCCTCAATCAGACGGGCACCAAGGGTGGCCATCAGCTTGCGCTTGCGCTCGTCAGCACTCACCAAGGCACCCATCATGCGGGAGTCCGCCTGGAGGACCTTGGCGTCCCCATCCTTGGGCAAGAGGAGCGCCCGGCCGGACCCAAACTGGACGGGCTTGCCATTGTTGCTGAGGCCCCCGATGATGACGAGCTGAGGGGTGCCGCAGTAGTGCTCCCCGTGCTCCAGGTCCGCGCTTGTGCGAAAATGCGACAAATTAACGTCAACAAGGTCCAGGAGCGGGGGCCGCTGGACGTCGGGCTCCACGGTGGTGGGACTCAGGAAAACGAACGGAATGAACGGGAGGGCCTTGCCCCGCCGCATGGGCTGGGTGGCCTTGGTCATCTCCCACCGCTGGGACCCGGCCTGGGCCTCGCGGTAAAGGCTCATGGTGTAGCCGTTGCGGCCGAGGGTGAGGACCCGATAGCGGACCTCAAACTCCACGTTGAACGGGTCGTCCTTGTCCTGGGGGTGGGCCTCCATGAGGGCCACCATGGTCAGCACGGGCTTACCGTCCACCAGGTCCGTGCGCCAGTTGGTGATGTTTTCCGCCGGATAGGTCCGCCAGTAGGGACGCCCCTCCGCCCCCTCGGAGTAGTCCACAAACTGGCCCGCCCGGCCGGTGATGAACACCTCCCGACACGCCAGGAGCATGTGGAGGTCCGCCGGCACGGACGTGAGAGTCACGTCCAGGAGCTGGTCCTCCATGCCCTTGTCCAGCTTGGTCCACTCGGGCCGCTTCTGGAACACGGAGCCCGCGAGGCCCTCCACCGTGCGGGTGGTGGCTCCATACCACAGGGCCCGGAGTTTGTAGGCTGCGTAACGTGCCTGGCCCATCTGGGTGGCCACGTCCATGGCCTCCGGCACTGGCAGGTATTGTGCCCCCTTGGCCTTGACAGCGTCTCCGCCGTTGAAACTGTCGCGGCACCGGTCCCACTGTTTGATGGCCTGGGTGTAGCTGGGGTGGCGGACGTCTACTTTCGGGATGCTCATTGTGGCTCCTGAATGTGGTGGCCTCCTGGCCTCACCACCGAATCTCAACCTCGCGGATTTCAGCTCCGCTAGCGCACTCGTTGTATGCTGTGGACAGTGCGTCTACCTGGTCATCGTAGGAGCCTCGGTCGAAAACCTCCAGCTCCTGGAGGAGGATTTCGTTCCACGGTGCCCGCACCATGTAGACGTTGCCCTCCTCGCACATTGCCCGGAACGGCCGGGCCCGTATTTCCTTTTTCTGGGTGCTGGGCTGGCCGAGATAATCGAACCCCGCCAGCTCCAGGTGCCGCCGCTTGACCACGGCCTTGCCGGCGGACCCGGGTTCCTGCTCCTCACGGATACGGCACTCCACCCCGTCCGCCCGGGCGGCCTGGACCATGTTGGTGTTGACCGCGTTAGGCCCCCACTGACCATGAATCATGTCCAGGACGTAGAACGCTCCGGTAGCGCCGTGGTAGGCCATTTTGCCCCCGGCGGTGTAGTCCCCCTCGTCCTCCGACGCCGCACAGTCCCACCCCCGGCAAATCACACTCATCTCGTCCATGGGTGGAACATCGGTCCGAGGGATCATTTTGAACCACGTCCGCTTGAACAGTCCTCCGCCCTCGGGCGCGGGCCGTTGCTGTAACTGGCCGGCGGTGCCGTAGGGCCCCAACTCCCGCTTGAGCCGTGCCACTTTCTCCGAGTCAAACAACTCGGGCCAGAGTAGCTCACCCTTCACCGTGCGGGGGTCCAGATAGTGGCCCCGGTCCGGTTCGTACTCCATAGGGAA